ATCCTGCACGAGTGACAACGAGCCTTCCATGGCGGTTTTTTAGTTGTCCAGGCGGAAGCAGGTGGCGACGTGCTCGAAGCCGGCGGCGGAGCGGACGAGCTGGAAGCACCGCCAGCGGGTGCCGACCTCGTCGGCTTGCTCGGCGCTGGCGATGGTCCACTCGGCGCCGATGCTGGGGACGAAGTTGCCGGTGGCCTTAAAGTTAAACGTGGCGAGCGTGCGCTCGACGTAGCCGGTGCCCATCTCGGCGGGGGTGCGGGTGGGCTTGCTGCCGCTCTTGGCGACGGCGACCGCGATCCCGCCGGCGACCGTGACGGTGCAGGGCCAGATGTGGGCGCGCACCCGGGCGGCGATTGAGGCGAAGCGGTTGACGGCGGCGGCGTTCATAGATCAGGCGGCCATCGCGGTCTGCGTGGCGAGGGCGCGGGCCATCGCGGGGCTCGGGCGCAGGGCGTAGACGATCGTGGTGCGGTCGACGCCGTAGCTTTTGGCGATGAGGTAGGGCTTGTCGCCGCGGCGGGCGCGCTCATGGATCGCCAGCAGATCGGCATCGCTGAGATGGGTGCGGGCTTGGCGCTTGCTCTGCGTGCCGCGGCCAAACTCGCCGCCGAAGCCGCCGTTGAAATGCGTGACCGATTGGCCGCGCGACTTGAGGAAAAAGGCGAAGCCGCGCTCGACATCGCCCCGGCCGATGAAGCGGCCTTGGCCATCGACGCCGGGGGCTTGGGCTTTGCGATACGCGAGATACCGGGAATGGCTGGGCGCGGGCGTGGGCTCGGCGATGCGGGTGAACACATCGGCCCGGCGGGGGCGGGCGACGTTGAGCGAGGCGTGGGGAGCGGGAGCGGACAAGTTGGATTTCATCGGAGGGGCGGCGGAGTCAAAACGGAGGGGCCCACGGATGACGCGGAGGGGCGCAGAGGCCGGAGCCGGAATTGCCCACGGAACACACGGAACACACGGAAGGGGGAAAAAGAAAACCCCGCACCGGGAGCGACTCCGGTGCGGGGGTTGAACTCCCTGCAAGTGTACGGCAAAACAAGCCGGGCTTTCCGGCAGGGCTCGGAAATCTTTTCAGTCGGGCGATTAGCCTTGGAGGATCGCCATGTGCTCGGGCTTGATGACCTTGTAGCCCCACGCGAGGCCGATTTCGAAGACCGTCATCCGGTAGCCGGGATACACGGCGAGCTCGAAGCTGAGGCCGGAAACCGGATCGGTGATGACTTCGCGCATCTCGGCGAGATCCTTGTTGACCGGCGCGGCGGGCAGGCGGGTCGCGAGGACGAGGGCGTTGCGGCTGAGGGCGATGTTGCGGGCCGAGGTGGCCTGCACCGTGATGGCGCGGGTGGCGACACCCTGGGCGACGCGCAGGCCGGGAGCGGCCAGCGTGATCGTATCACCCGAGGCCGGATTGGCGCCGGCGAAGGCGACCGAGGCGACCACGTAGCGGTTGGTATCGTTGGCGAAGCTGATGATGTCGCCGGCGGCGACGACGCCCGTGCCGGCCGTGGCCAGCGGGATGACGGTCTGGCCGACCGTGAAGGCGGCGCTCGTGGAGGTGGCGGAGGCCATCGCGCCCGCGGTCGGGGTGATGACTTGGGCCGACTCGCGGAACTTGAAGCCGTTCACATCGAGGATCATGCCTTGACGGGTCATGTCGCCGTTGAGGCTGGTGTTGGCGTTGAGCGGGTTGTTGAGCAGCGTGCGGAGCGAGGCACCGGCAGAGGTGTTGACGATGATGCTGCGGTCGGAACCGGGAGCGCCGTTGTCGTCGAGGATCTTTTTGAGCTGGGCGGACTCGCCGAGGTTGGTGCCGAAGGGCGCGGTGCCGGCGGCGCCGATGGCGCGGGAAGCGCCGAGCGAGGCGGCGGTGGCGAGGTCGAGCTCGATCTCGTTGACGGCGGCGCGGAGGGCCTGCGCGATCTGGTCTTGCTGGATCGTGAGGTAGCCGGGGCCCTTGCTGGCCGAGAGCTGCTCCTCACCGGACCACGAGAACGGGAAGGCTTTCACCTTCGAGATCGTGATGGGCTGGTTGCCGATCGTCTGGTTGGTCTCGAGCGGGAACGCCATCGCGGGCGTGATGTTGCGGCTGGAGACGTTGACCGGAGTGACTTGGCTGCGGAGGGTCTGGTTGAGGGCGACTTGATCAACGCTGGAGTCGCGGAGGACAGAGGGGATGAAGCCGACGAGTTCGCGGCTGACGACGTCGAGCGCTTTGTAAGCGTCGGGGATGAGGTTGGTGAGTGTGACGGCCATGACGGGTGTGGTTTAGGATGAGGAGTGGTGAACTGAGCGGGTGGTGAAATTTTTTGGCGCTTAGACGATGCGGCCGCCGTTGACGGAGAATTTCATCTTCTCGTCGTTGCTGAGGGCGGAGAATTCGGTGGCGGAGAGGGTCTTTTCTGCGGCTGCATCGGGCGCGGTGACGGGCGGGAGCGCAGCGGTGGGCACGCCCATCGAGGCGACTTGGTCGATGGCGGCGGCGTTGATCTTCTCGGCGAGGATCGTGTGGAGCGCGGCGGAATCTTTGCCGGCGAGGTCGGCGAGTTGCAGGCCGAAGAAGGCGGAGAACGTCGAGAGCTGGGCGGCTTGCGCGGAGGCTTCGGCGCGGGCGGCGACCAATTCGGCGCCGGTGGTGGCACCCGTGCGGAGATTGGCGAGGAAGCCGCGGAGCGTAGGCGCGGCGGCGGCGGGGACGGGAGCCGGCGCGGCGGGAGCAACGGGGGCGGCGGTCTCGGGGGCGGTGGCAGGAGTGCTCATGGTTGCCAGCGGCGCGGTGTCAAAACGGCGCGGGGCGGAGGTGCCCACGGAACCAACGGAACACACGGAAAACTAATCGAGCAGGGCGAGGAGGCGGGCGTTGCGGGCGCGGACGGTGAGAGCGTAGGGGATCACACGAGCGCGGCCGGCGAGGCGCGGCGGGGCGGAGCGCAGCGCCCCGCGGCCGTAGCGCGGCGGGAGGAACCAGCGGAAGAAACGGGCGAAGCCGCCGCCTGGGCGCGGCGCAGAGAGCACCCGGCCGGTGCCGGAGAGCTGGGCGGGCGATTGGGTGAGCAGCCGGCGGAGCGTTTCGCCGCCGAGCGCACCCAGCCAATTGCCGAGCCACGTGCCGACCCAGTTGCCGAGCCAGTTCACGTGGGGTCGACGGTGACGGCGGTGCGGTTGCCCGAGCCGTCGAGCGTGGCGGTGAGCCGGGCCTTGGAATCGGCGAGATCGCGGAAGGTCGCGGTGGCGGTGCCGAAGCCGGAGGATTTGCCGGCGGCCAGCGCGGCGAGCAGGCGGACCAGCTGCTCGGCGGTGTAGCCGTGCTCGATGACTTCGGACCACACGGCGCGGGCGAGCGACTCGGGCGAGAGCTCGGTAAACGACGAGCTTTCGCCGGACATCGCGAGCAGGCCCTTGAGATCGGCGGTGCCGGAGACCGAGAGCACGCCAGAGCCGGCGACGGGCACGATCATACTCAGGCCGGCCGTGGGCGTGAGCGTCCAGGTCGCCTCGCCGCCGAGGCCGATCGTGAGGGAGAGCACGGCGTCGGCCGTGGTGAGGGTGAGCGTGGCCTCGCCGCTGAGGGCGATGACGAGGGAGAGACTGGCGCCGGACTCGGCGAGGGTGAGCGTGGCCGCGCCGCTGATGGGTGCGCCCGCGATGAGGGCGGCGGCGGCGGTGATCGCGGAATCGGCGGTGCTATTGCCGGCCGACATCGCCCCCCCGACGAGCGGCGCGAGGATGCACGCGCGGCTCTCAAACGACCCCTCGGGGATGCTCGCGGTCGGGGAAACGACGTCGTTGACGAAAAAAGAGAGCTGTCGCTGGGTGAGCTGTTGGCTTATGCCGAGGCCCGCATCGCCAGAAAAGCTGATACGAGAGAAGCCGCGCAGGCCGGAGAAATTGTTGGGCCAGAGCGCCACGGTTTTTAGCCCCAGACGGTCTCGGTGTGGCCGACGAACGTGGTGCTCGCGGCGACCGCGCCGCCCGCAACCAAGATGAAGCCGAGGCACGCGCCATCGGGGATGATCGGGAGCGAGGGCGTTTGGCTGAGGGTGTCTTTGTTGTGGTAAAGGCTGAGCACGCCGAGCGGGATCTCCATGATCGGGCGGGCGAGCACGAGCGCGCCGGTGCCGGTGTTGGCGGCGGAAAACGTAACCGTGGCGACGTTGCGCACGCCGTAGTCGCCGGAGGCGAGGGGAAGAAACGGGCCGTAGTTGTTGGCCGCGACGCCGCTGTGGGAAATGTGCGGGGTGATGGCGGAGGCCGTCATGGCGACGGTGACGGGGAGGGTGTTGCCCGTGTTGCCATCCTGGTCGGTGTAGCTGAGCGCGATATTTTGCGCGGTCGCGCCGGCGGTCGCGGTCTGGACCCAATAGAGCCGGGTGCCGACGCCGTTGGCGGCGCGGAGCGAGGGCGTGCCGGTGAGCGTCTGCGCCGTGGCACTATTGTTGGTGATACCGGGCCAGTAGCCCTCGATGTCCACGAGCAGGAGCGTCGAAGGGATGCCGGTGGCGGCGGTCGTGATCGCGCCGAGGTTGAGGAGGTGCTTGATGCTTGCGGCCACATCGCCGCCGTGGCGGATGCCAAAAATCTGCGTGCCGTTGCCGGTAGCCTCGTCGCACTCGCGGAAGGCCAGCGCGGTGCCGGCCCACGCATTGGCGACGGGGCTGCCGGCGAGCGAGGTGGTGTCGTAGGAGCGGCCGGCGACGTAGGCGGCGGCGCCGGTGATCTTGTTCCAGTCGGAGCGCCAGCGTTGACCAGAGCTAAGAGCGGAGACGATTGCGTTGATGGAGGTGAGGGCCATGTTTTTGGGTGTGTTGAGTGTTAGCCCCAGACAAAGGAGGCCGTGCCGAAGATAGAAACCGAGCGGGCGCCGCCATTGCGGAGCACAAAAAAGCCGAGGTGCGCGCCGTCGTAAATGCGCGGAAAATCAAAGGCGTTGTGCGTCGCAAAATTTTTGACCGAAAAGACGGTGTTTTGCACGCCAGTCGCGCCGCCTTGCCAATCGATGCGAGCGATGGGCTTGACGAGATAGATGCACCAAAACCCGCCGGCATCATTTATAAACGTGACGCTTGAAATGCTTTTCACGCCGCCGCCCTCGGTGGGCAGGTAGAGCATACCTTGGACCCCGGCTCCATTTGTCCGCATCGTGACGGCGGCGGTGCCGAGGCCGTCGTTGGTGGAATACACCGTGAGTGAGCGGGCCACATCTTCGGAATCGACGTAACTGACGACAATCGGGACGCCAAAGCCCGAAGCGGGGGCGACGTGGTTGACGAGCACGGCTCGCACGCCCACGCCGTCGCCGTAGCGGGGCAGAGTGGCGGAGTTGACCATGGGCTGCTCGGCGGTGTTGCCGCCGTCGATGAGCGGGTAGATGCCGAGCAGGTCGTAGAGCTCAAACGATTGGTTGAGCAGGTCGGGCGCGGTGACGCCGCAATACACCGAGAGCTCGGTGAGGTGACGAGTCTGCCCGGCGGCGATGGGTGGGAAAAAAATCGCCTCGTTGCGCGTGGCATCCATCGGGCGCAGCGTGAGGGCCTCGCCGATGCGCGCCTCGTAGGCGGGCTGCCCGGAGGTGTAGCTCCAATCGTGCCAGCGGCCATCGCCCGCCGCCCCTGGGTTCTTAAAGAACCTTTGGGTGTGGGCGCGACCCTCGGAGTAGGCGGCGGCGACGTCGGCTGTGGAGGTGATGGGCATCGGGAGCGGAACTTAATCGACCGTCGCCGCGAGGGTGCCGGGATTGAAAAGCGGCGTGATGCCCGCGCTGATGGAGCGGGTGGCATCGAGCGCGCCGGAGACGATGATCTGAGCCGCGCCCGAAGACGCGACGCCGATGGAGAAGTGCGTGGCGGTGGCGCTGCCGGCGGTGCACTCGCCGAATTGCACGGTGGCGACGTTGGAGATCGTGGAGACCGAGCGCGACCAACCGGAGCCGGAGCGGGCCACGGCGACGCGGGCGTAGCCGGTGTAGGCGACCTCGTTCGTCGCTTGCGTGCCGGCCTCGCCGGGATCGGCGGTGTGCAGGGCCACGTGGAAGCTGCCGGCCGCGGCGCTGTTTTGCAGGCCGCCGGCGTCGCCGATGTTGGCCCAGTCGGTGTTGAGGAAAAGGAGATCGAGGAGAGCGGCCTCGGCCGCGTTGGACATGCTCATGGTGGTGTGGTTGTTTTTTTAGAGAGGAAGCGTGAGGGTGAGGGCATCGAGGGCGACTTGGGCGCCCGCGGTAAAGGTGAGGGAGTCGAATTCAATCTCGCCGCCGTCGCCACCGGCAGTGATCGCGCCGTCGTAAATCGCGTCGCCGCCGGAGGAGAAAAGCCGGAACCAGCCGGCGGTGCCGTTGACGAGCACGGTGCCGGGGGAGATCGTAGCGGCGGTGGCGCTGCCGGCGGAGGCCGCGGCGAAGGCGGGCGTGGAGAGGCCGAGGGTGACGAGGTGGTCGCCGGTGGCGGCGACATCGGGGCCGGCGGGCTGCGCGCCCGAATAGATGCGGAGCGTGCCGCCGGCGAGGAGCGCGGTGGCGAGGTCGAGCTGCGCGTCTCGCGTGCTGATGGCGGTGCGGGTGGCCATGGCGGGGATTTTTATGAGGGGCCCACGGAATACACGGAATACACGGAAAGTTAGGTGGGCTCGATGCCGGTGATCGCGCCGTTGGCATCGGTCAGGATCTTTTTGGCGCCGCCGGATTGGCTTTGGGAGACTTGGATGGAGTCTTTTTCTAGGCGGGAATCCACGGTGACGTTAACGGCGGCGGGGGCCACCGTGACTTGCGGCGCGGCGAAGGACATCGCGGGGAGCGTGATGTGGAAGGTGGGGGCGGCGGCGGCGGGCGCGGGCGCAGCGGCCAGCGCGGGTGCGGCGGCGGCGGCGGGCGAGGCGAGGGGCGCGGACGGACGGGGAGCGACTGAGGCGGGGATGTGCGGGCGGAGCGCGGCGAGCACGGCGGGCAGGCCGGTGACGATCTGATCGGCGAGGCCGAGCTCCACGGCTTGCTCGCCGTCGAACCATTGGCCTTGCATCGTCTCGGGGGCGATGGCGCCGCGGCGCTCCAGGACGAAATCAACGAACATGTCGTTGGAGCGGTCGGTGGTCGCTTGGAGGTAGGCGCGCTGGGGATCGGTGAGCGGGTTGCCGTCGAGGCCCATGCCTTTATACGCGCCGGCGGCGAAGAGCTCGAGCTTGATGCCGGCGGCTTTGAGCTGCTCGGTGCGGTCGTAGAGCGCGATGTAGGTGCCGATGCAGCCGAGCGTGGCGGACCGGGTGGTGAGGATGATGTCGCACGCGGCGGCGAGGCGGTAGCCGTTGGAGCAGGCTTGATCGCCGACGTAGGCGATGGTGGCCTTGATCTGGCCGAGGGCGGCGATCTGCTCGGCGACTTCCGGCATACCGGCCGAGGATCCGCCGGGGCTGTTGAAATCAAAAACAACGGCGGCGACATCCTCGCGCTCGGCGAGCTCATCGAGGGCGACCGCAAGCGCATCGGTGCTCATGAGGCCGTAATACCAGCAGGTCATGGCGTCGTAACCTTTGACGATGGGGCCGCGCACGGGGACGTGGGCGATGCCATCGGCGACGGAGTAAAGGGGCTTTTCCCAGGGCATCATGCCCTCGTCATCATCGGCGTCGTGCATCATGCCGGCGGTGGGCGCGGGCATGGAGAGGGCGAGCACCGTGGCGAAGTGCTCGGCCGAGCGCATCGAGACGGGGTTGCAGAGGAGATCGGCGACGATGCGCTGGGCGTGGGCGGGTTTCATGGTGATTTTTGGCGGGAGTTGTAGGCGCGGATAACTCAGGCGGCTTCGGGCTGGGCGCGGAGGCGGGCGAGGTAGGCGCTGGCCTGGGCGGGATCGCGGAGGAGATCGGCGAGCGCGGCGTTGGCCTGCGTGGGATCCGTGGGGAGCGTATCGGTCCCGCTACTACCGGCGGAGAATTGCGGCTGAATCTGCGGGTTGCGCCACTGGGCGAGGTCGGCCCAATCGAGGCCGCGGGCGGCGAGGCCGCTCTTCACGTAGGCGAGCTCGTCGAGCCACTTGTCGGTGTGGGTCTCAAAATCCTGCCCCTGCCAGCCGAGCAGGCGGGAGTAGGTGATGACGCCCATTTTTAACTGATCAAGGTGGAGCTGGCCTTCGCGGCCGAAGTCGACGGTGAGGCGGGGCGGGGTGATCCAGTTGCAGTTCCACCACTCGGCGTCTTGGCACTTGGGCAGGCGGCCGGCCTTGAGGCTCTTGGCGATAAAGTACGTCCAGACGCGTTGGCAGTACAGGCGGACGAGATCGGCTTGCTGCTCCTCGATCCAGCCTTGGGCATCGGCGAGGACGAAGCGGGTGTTTGCCCCGCCGAGGGCGGCAATGTTCCAAAGCAGCTCGGGCGAGACGCCGACGCCCCACGCGATGTCGCGGATCAGGAATTCGAGGAGGGTGAGCTGGTTGGGGTGCGGGTGGCTGGCGCTGTTGAACTTGAGGGACTCGCCGGGCTTGAGGTCGGGGATCTGGCCGCCGCCGTAGACTTTCTCGAGGGTGACGTTTTGGGTGTCGGAGACGGCGACGGTCTCCGTGACGCCGGAGCCGAGCGATTCGAACTTGCCGGCGTTGGTCGTGCCGGCGGCTTTCTCGATCCAATAGCCGTATTGGTTGCTGAGCTTAACGCCGCTCTTGATGTAGCCGGTGATCTCGGCGGTATCGAGCAGGTTGTTGATGGCGTGGGCGAGGACGGTGAGGCCGCGGGACTGGCCGGCGCGCTCGTAGTCGGCGAAGAAGATGACGTCGCGGGCGGCGACATCGGTGAACTTGTTTTCGTCGCCGAGGTAGCGGTATTGGATGGCGGCGTTTTGCGCGTCGTGGCGGACGCCGTCGCGCCAGAGGCTTTGGTCAAAGTTAAAACCGGAGCCGGCGCCGGAGAAGGTGGCGTTGCCGATCTGGTGGGACTCGTAGAAGGCGAGGCGACCGAGGCCGGCGGCGCTCTCGGTGAGGACGGCGGAGGCGTCGCCATCGCGGAAGCGGAAGCGCATGAGAGCCTGCTGCGATTTGTAAAAATCGTACCGGCCGCCGACGTCGAAGACGAAGGGCGACTCGGCGCGCTGGGCAAATTCTTTTTCGGCGAGAGCGTTCCACGCTTTGTCCTTGGTGGCGGCTTGCGGGGCGAGGCCGGTGCCGGCGACCATGCGGGCGAGGCCGTTGATGACGCGCTTGGCAATGCCGTGGTTGGCGTAGAGAAAGCGGGCTTTGCGCAGCAGCTCGGTGCGGGTGTAGCTGCTGATCTCGCGGCGGGTATCGAGCTCGGGAAAATAGACGTAGCCGCGATTGCGGGAATTGGCCGCGCCTTGGTGGCCGTTGGTGTAGCCGGTGCCGTTGTTGAAGCCGGGGCCGAGGCCGGCGCTGGGCGCGGGGATGGACGGGGTGAGCGCGGTGAGGGCGCGGGCGGCGGCGCGGCGGTGGTGGCGGGAGCGGGACATGGTGAGGGCGGATCAGGTTTCCAAAAATCCGGCGGAGAAATCGGCGAGGCGGGACGGGGCGGGGCCGGCCGGGGTGCCGGTGGGGTCGAGCTCCAGGATGAGGCCCTCGATGGCGGTGAGGTAGGCCATGGGCTCAAAGGTGAGCGCGCCGGATGCCTGGCCGCCTTCGAAGCCTTGGCCGGTGATCGTGACGGACTCGAAGGCGCCGCCGGTGGTGGCCACGGTATCGGCGAGGCGGCGCAGGCCGTCGACATCGCCCGTGTATTTGCGGCGAAGGTAGCGGGTCGCGGTCGCGATGCGGGCAGCGGAGTCCA